ATATTTTTTTTGCAAGAGATTTAAAAACGTTTAATGAATATATAGGTAAAGACAAACCCGTGGGATATTATTTTGGTCTCAGGGTTGTAGAATCAAAAATTCTCCCTGAAAACATATTATTTATTATGGTGTCAGGGGAAGATATTTTCGTTCATTTCGCCTCTCCCCCGAAAACATGCAAACGTGTTTCATTTTGTGCTCCAATTTAAGGCCCGTCCTCCCCCCCCGTTGACCCACACTCTCAGACAATTTCCGGATTCCCCGAGATGGGGGGTGGGACGGGCAAACTATTCCTTCTTTGGTTTGCAGCCCTTGTGGGCTCGATCGAATCCCTTGATGACCTCGGTAAACGTTCGGAGTTTCAGGGGCAGCTTGATTTTCATGGATTCCCCACAGTTGAGGCATTCAAGGCGATGGGTTTTTGTGTTGAAAACAGCGGGGGATTTTTTCATATCCTTTTTATTCCTTTCATACAACCCTGAACTCCTTCCTACTCGCCACATAATCAGCAAGGTGGCAGAGCGTTCCAAGGCTCCTAATTACTTCGATATTCCGACCATTCAGGAGGCAATTCGATACCGCCCATGCGCGGAAATCGTTCCACAATGGACCCCACCGGCCAGAGTGACGAGCGGCGATGAGTGCGGCGGTAGGATCGAGGGGAGCGACCAAGGCCGCTCCTGCAAACTCGTGATTGGCCGTGTCCAGGCATTTCCCTACGTCGTGGCAGGCGCAAGCGACTTCAAACGATTGCCGGAGGTCGTCGTCATGCCTCAAATCATCGGGCAGGGTTCGCCAAAGGGAAACCCCTACCGCGTGAGTTTGAATAAGGTGCTGGCCCATCGTCGTGCCTGGCTGATGGTTGTTTCCGGAAATGGACGCGGGGCCGTTGAAGAAATCGGCACCAGCTACGTCCCATATTTTATGGGCGATTTGGGGAATTTCGAGAATCATTTTCTTTTCCTTTTCAAAAGACATTCAATCCAAGAAAGGGCCATTCCATTATTTATATGTTTTGATGTAGCTCTGATTACGGTCCAGCCAAGCAACGCCGCAAGGTTATATTTCTCTACGTCCAGTTCAAAACCTTTCCCGGTGATATGTCTCCCTCCTGACCATGAACCGCCTTCAATCTCAAGGGCTACCAGTTTAAACGGCCAAGCGAAATCAAATCTGAATTTTCTTTCAGAGAATAAAAACTCTTCGCACCATTCGGGAAGGTTCGCCCCAAGCATTTGACACCTCATAGCCATTTCCAGGGAAGAGATTTTTCTTCCTTTTGGAGATTCTTTTTTTACCACTGATTCTTCTACCGCTGATTCTTTTACCATCCGATCACCTTCCAGTATTTCCCATCTTTTTTAATTTTAACATTCATGGCGCTGACGGGGCTGAAGTCAAAGCCGACAGCCTCGTCAATAGTCTGAGGAAGAGGGTATTCGCTCATGGCAGCTTTCCAAAACTTCCCAAAATACCACGCACCTGGGCCGTCCAGCCGGTAGAAATGATTCACGTTTATTCCCATATTGCCAAGCCCGTCATGGCCCCGAACAATCGCCGAAACCTTCAAACAAACATTCCCCTGTTGAGTGGTATATTTAGAAAACTCCATTGACTTGATAATCCCAGAAAATGTTTCGGCATCATTCTCGGCTTTTGCCATTCGGGAAAGATTCAATTCCCGGAGCTTGACCGATTTCGCCTCCTCGATTTGTTTTATCTTCAGGATCTCCCCGCAATTCTCACAACACCAGCAATTAGCCGGGTTCTCATGTCCACATGCGGGGCATTTTTTATCAGGCCGGATGATCTTTTCTTTCGGTCTACCTGGCTTGGAATAGTCCGGTAAAATAGGCGCCCACGGTGGGCCGTGACGATTGAAGTTTCCGGCCAAGTCCAAAATCAAAACATCCTGTTTTCCTGAGAATGTTCGGAGCCCCCGCCCGACAATTTGAACGAATAACGCCGCGCTCATGGTCGGACGGCAAAGCATGAGCATGTCCACGCTCCTACAATCCCATCCCTCCGTAAGGACTCCCACATTGACCACGACCGGGATTTCGCCAGCGTCGAATCTTTTCAAAACTTCCCGATTATGGCTTTTGTCATTTTTGTAATGAACGCTTTCAGAAATAATTCCAGCCGACGAAAAAATTGATTTAACTTTTTCTGCATGATCCGTATCTACCGCAAAGATAACCGTTCTGGTTCTTCCCTCTGAATGTTTGCGATACGCATCAAGGGCCGTTTGCAGGTGAATCGTTTTCTGCATGAGGTCTGAAAGCTCGCCCTGGTTGAATTCTCCTGCCGTTTTTGTGATGGAATTCAATTCAGTGGTAATGCTTTTGTCCTCGACAAAAGCCCTCATCCCGCACAGATAGGGGGCGTCCGGGTTATCGTCGTCTGGTTGAATCGCTTGAAGTTTTTGGATTCCTATCTCAAGATCCAAGGAGTCAAACCAGTTTTTTGTAGGCTCGTCATCCGAGATTCTTTTGTGTTCTCGCCCGTAGATGTTCCCCCATGCAAGCCGGAACGGGGTAGCCGTAAGACCAAATAAACGGAGCTTGGGATAAAACATTTCCAGGCGGTCGAGAACTTTTTTATACTGGCTTTCCGCTGATTTAGGTGGGAGTCGGTGGGCCTCGTCGACAATAACCATATGAAACATAGGTAAGGTTTCTATCCGGCTTGCAAGTGTCTGGATGGACCCGAAGACAACCGGAGAGTGCATATCAATCCGAGAACTTGCAGAGGCACAGGCGATACCTATGGGCGCTGACGGCCAGATGTGTCTGAGCTTATCAGCGTTCTGTTTCACGATAATTTCCCGATGGACCAGCACAAGAATTTTCATTGTCGGGAAATCGTTCAAGAATCGCCTGATGAGTTCTGCGAAGACGATGGTCTTCCCCGCGCCGGTTGCGGCCTGAATCAAGACGTTTTTATTCGTCCTGAAAGCCGCAACTGCGCAGGAAATCATCTCTTCTTGATAGGGCCTGGGAATCATTTATTTCATTCCCAAGGCAACTTTGCAGGGGCCGGAGCCGGAGAATTAACAGCAACAGTCTTTTCTTGCGGCGCCGCAAATACGGCAACGGGGGCCGGGGGTTGAATCGTTGGTGCCGGAGCCGCGAAAGAAAAAGAAGGGGTAACTTTTGGAGCCGGAGGAAGCTGGCCAGGAAGAATGGGCGCCGGGGCGAAAACAGGAGCCTGGGAAGGAGGAACAGGAACCGAAGCACCTTCCAGTTTTTTGAAACTGGTCACTTTGTTTTGAGGCGGGTAGCCTGGGTCGTTTGTAACCTTGACCTTGATAATCAGCTTCAATCCGTGAAGTTCTTCAGAGTCCTGGATAAAATCAGGGCTCTTATGTTGGGCTGAAATGGCCATGCTTTTCATGCGGCTCATGGCGATTTCATTTCCGAGAAGGAAATTATCAAAAACTTTCCTTCCAGAATAGGGAACGTCGGCAACCGTGAAAGTCACCTTGAGCATGGGTTTCCCGGTCTTGGTTTCCCCTACCGATGAATCGGTAATTGTGACGTGGTAATCACCAGGGGGAACCGGGTCGAAAGATTCCTGGGGTTTGATTCCTGCCAGATTTGCGCCGAGCATAGCCATAATTATTTGTCTCCTTTAATTGTTTGGATTTTGCAGGGGGGAAGGTTCATTTCGGAAAACTTTTTTGCAAACCAGCTTTCTGTTGCCGAAATCTGTTCCGGGGAAGTTTTGTCAGTTTCGATGAAAAACTGACAAATCACAACGATTTTCGTTTTCTGGTTGGGAATTTGGGATGTAATAATCGCAGGGGAAGGACAAGGCTGAATTTTGGGAGGCTCGATAGGGGCAATGGGTTCGGGAATTTTCCTTGCGGCTTCCTGGGCTTCCTTTTGAATTCTTTCCGATTCCTGACGGGATTTTTCTTCGGCTTCCTTTTGCGCCTTTTCTGCTTTGTCCTGGGCTTCCTTTTCCATCCTCGCTTTTTCCATCGCAAGGGTTTTTTCCTGGCGGTCCAGTTCGATTTTTATCAGGCCTGCAAGGTTGGAATTATATTCTTCGTCCGTGGAAAGAAGGAAGCTCTTTACGTGGTCCCGGTGAAGGGGAGTTTTCAAGCCAGATTTCAGGCTTTCCGCTTCCAGTCTAGCAAGCCGACCGTCAACCATATCCTGCATACCGCGGTCTGCCTGGGCGAGGGCAAGAATGGAATCCCGAGCCGCTTTGGTCAGGTCGCCTGAAGGGGTAATCTTTGAGATTCCGACCATCTCGGCAATTTTTGAAAGACCAGCTTGAAATTCTGGCCGGACTCCAAGACTCGCATGAGAACCACGAAGGGCCGCCTTCATCGCTTCCAAGCAAACCGACCTTTTCTTTTCCTCGAAGACGGCGACTTGTTTTTTCAAAAAGTCCTGGCCCTCCTGGATCATGCCGACAAGTTCCATGACCTGGAGCTTGAAAGATTCGATCGGGGCAGAAAATTCTTTAGCTTTCTCGGTTTTGATTTTGTTGAGTTGGGTTGCGCCTTTCCCGAGCTCGGTTGCCAGTTTTTTAGCCTCGGGAAGATTTTCTTCTGTGACTTGAATCCGATATGGGGCGAGGCGGGAAGCGATTTCAGTTTTCAATGCCTCGAAATTACTTGTGATGACGGGCGGGGTTCCTCCGGTGATTAGTTCAAGTTCCATATCAGCCTCCAAGAATCTTTGATTTTATTTGACCAAGGTGCGGGGCTTCAACAACGGCCAGCTTGCCTGATCGATCCTTCGCGGGGAATCTTTCCCATGGTTGGGTGATGAACGCTCGCCGCTCTTTTCCATCGGAATCAGGAAGCGAAACCATGTAAAAAACCTCATCGAAGAAAGAAGCAAGCCGCTCTTTCAGCCCTGCCCCTGAAATGGACGGACCCACGAAACGCCGGCTGAGGTCGTCTTTTTCGGTGGAGTCGAGACAGGTAAAAACCACGTTGAAGGCCGTAAGATCACGGTAGGCTTTGATAAGGGCGGTCATTTTGTCGGAATATTCACCCCAAAGCTGAAAAGAATTAGATTTGTCAGGATATTTTGCTTTCATCGCTTCAACGCATCGGGCTGAAATCTCCGTCAGAGAATCAATGAAAACCCACTTGAAAAGGCTTTGACCTTCAGTGGTCAGGTATTGATAGACTTCGCCAAGGTCGGCAAATGAATTTACCTCGAATCCCTGGACCCGTTTTGATTCGATCAGGTCACGGACGCAGAGAAGCCCGGATTCAGCCGATACAACACAGACCGGCTCATTTTCTGGAAGAGTCCGGAGCAGGGACGTTTTTCCGATTCCGCTTTGACCGATTACCAATGCAAGGAACCGAGAAGAATTCTCCAAAGCTATTTGTTTCAACAAGTTATTTTGCCTCCTTTTTTGAAATTTTTTCCAATTCCCAAATTAACTGTTGGGTAAGAGAACGCTTTTCAGATTCGGCTTTTTGTTTCAGCCAGGAATGAATTGATTCCGACACTTCAGTGCTTGGCAGATAAAACTTTTTTTCATTTTCCATTTTTTATAGCCCTCCTTTCATTTTTAACAATAACAGAACTTTTCAGAAAAATCAAGAGATTTCTTCTTTTTTTTTATTTTGAGTCTATTTACTTTTTCTTTTCCGTCTGATACTATTGAGAAAATAGAAAGGGGGATTCAATGAAAGATATTATTCCTTTAATTTATGAAGGCGTCGCACGTCACGAGGCTTTACAGCCTGTCCGGGGATACCTGGGTATGAGTGCGATAGGGAATCCTTGTGAACTTCAAAGCTGGTTTTCCTTTCGGCAAACATCCGGGGCTTTGACTGACGGGCGTGTCCTCATGCTTTTTGAAACGGGGAAGCATGTGGAAATGATCGTATGCCGGGCTTTGAGATTGGCAGGAATAAAGCTCAAAGGCGCGTATCCCGATGAACAGATTGCCTTTTCCGACCATGGCGGCTTCTTCTCGGGTCATCCTGACGGAATCTGCGAGGATGAAACCGGAGAAATGATCCTGGAAATAAAATCAGCGAACACGAACAAATTCAAGGATTTTCAGACGAAGGGCGTTCAACAAGTTTACCCTGCCTATTACGCCCAAATGCAACTTTACATGCACTATTCCGGGCTTCAACGGGCTTTGTTTTTGGTAATGAAAAAAGACGATTCAAGTCTTTATTCGGAAATCGTTTCTTTCGATTCTGACTGTGCAAAAGCTAATATTGAAAAGGCTTCCAGAATCATCCAAACACATCATGCAAACGGCTCTATTTCAATTCCCCTGCCTATTTCCTCGGACCCAAAAAGTGATTTCTGCAAATGGTGTCGGTATCAAGTCACTTGTTTTTCTCCTGACGAATCCCTGCAAAGCGTCCATTCCTGCCGGTCCTGTGCCTACCTGAATATCGGGAAAGATTTCATCCCCAAATGCGGTCACAGGGACCACAAGATTATTTTGAAAAACATTTCTCTCGGATGTCTTCAATGGCAATGGGTCTGTCGGACTCCTTTTTCCATAGAGGCTGAAGCATGAAAATTCTAAACTCGGCTCTTGAATATTTAGACCGGGGTTTTTCCGTGATTCCAATCCGACCTGGCCCAGAGAAAAAACCGTTCATCCCCTGGACAGAATTTCAAAAGCGAAGGGCTAGCGAGGAAGAGCTTGAAGGATGGTTTCAGAAATGGCCGGGCGCAAATATCGCAATCATCACCGGGTCCATTTCAGGTGTATTCGTGGTCGATGGTGACGGGGAAATCGGTTCCCGGTGGATTTCTGAAAATTGTCCGAAAACCTCCGTCTATGCCAAAACCGGAAGGGTGGGGGGATGTCATTGTTTTTACCGGATACCAAAGGATACGATCATCCCCAACAAAGTGAATTGGAAGCCCAAGGTTGATGTTCGGGGAGAGGGTGGGTATGTTATCGCCCCTCCGTCTATTCATCACTCAGGGAATACCTATTCCTGGGTTTTCCGGGACGGGCTAAACGGATGGGATGACCTGGCCGAATTCAACCCGGCGAAATTGGCCGGTAATCTCATGGCCGATCTTCGAAATGTGAAATTGCCAGGGGAGAATTTAAAGGGTGTTGAACAGGGGAGCCGTAATGCAACTCTTGCCTCAATGATTGGAAAACTTCTTGCCGACGGTTGCACCCCTGATTTTTCTTGGGAATTTATCGTAGCGTGGAACGCTAGGAACTCTCCACCGCTCGGGGAAAAAGAAGTCAAGGCAACTTTCCGCTCGATCTTGAAAAAGCACGAAGCCGGGACGCCGATAAAAATAGAATCAACGCCGATGATTATAATGCCTGAACCAGAACTGGAACAGGAAAAAGAAATCTTTGGAGAAAAAACAGACGGATACCCGGTTGAATGCCTTCAGCCTGGCGGTTTGCTTCAGGAGATCATGGAATATACCGAGAAGGCTTCAGCTTCTCATAAGCCTATTTTTGCTCTTTCTGCGGCCATCTCTTTAATGGGAAATATTTTAGGCCAGAGGATTATGACCGAAACAGGCCTTCGGACCAATATGTATTGTGTGAGTATCGGATATTCGGGAGCCGGGAAAAATGCCTCTCACTCAACCATAGCCTCTATCCTCGGATCTTCAAATGCTCGGCTTTCTATGGGTCCGACCGATACCGCGTCTGGCGTCGCTCTTTTGAAATGGCTTACGACTGACTCACACCAGGTCTCCCTTTTCACCTTCGACGAATTTGGTATGCTTTTGCAAGGGACGAAAAACCCATCTTCGCCTATGGCCGAACTCCCGCGAATCCTCACAAAGATTTTCTCTTCCACGGATCGACCGGAAATAAAATCCTATGCCGACTCAAAGCTGAACATCACCATACCATGGCACCACTTGAGCCTATACGCGTCCTCCACTCCTTCAAAGTTCTGGGGGAACCTTTCCGAAGCAGATACCATTTCCGGCTTCTTGGCTCGTATCCTGATATTTGAAGCTCATGACGAAATCGAGAAAACAAGATCCATCGTAAAATCAACTGTCCCAAAATCAATCATAGACCAGGTAAACGCGCTTTGGGCTATCTCACCACCTATCGACAAGGAGCGCGGAGACATTGCAAGGGTGCCGGTCCCGTTCGTCGTGAAGAGATCCTTGGAAGCCTCGAAGCTCTTTTCGGAATGGGAAGATAAATACTGGCAACTCCGAAACAAATACCGAGAAGACGACGCCAAGAGCGCGGTATATGGCCGGGCCGCTGAACATGCGGCAAAGCTGGCCCTTATCCATTCTGCAAGCCTTTGTGGGGCTCAGGTTCTCAATAAGGAAATATGCCCGACCTCCGTTACCTGGGCGACTAAGATCACGGACGCCTGTATCAATGAGCTTTTGAGCGGAATTTCCCGGAACATCAGCAAGAATCAATTTCACGCCGAACAACAAAAAATCCTGAAAATTCTTTACTCGAAAAATGGTGAAGCTCCAGCCAGGGAAATTTACCGGCGGCTCCATGTCCCTTCTCGGCAATTTAATGAGCTTATCGCCAGCATGAATTTTTCCGGTGAAATTAAACAGGAAAACAGAGTGAATAAAAATAATGTTCCGATTTCTTGGATAATTTTAGGGGCGCCGTGATTTTTTGAAGTGTCTCAAGTGTCACAAGCAAAATTTGAAGTGTCCCAAGAAAAAAATGGCCTCTAAGATAGATTAGGGGCCTTTCTTCTTGAAGTGTCACAATTTGAAGTGTCACAGATAGGCAAAACTGAAAAAGGATTCCCGGAAAAATGAAAAAAAGAGATTGGGTATCCCCTTGTGACAGTATGTATTTTTAGGAATTTTTTTTATATAATATACATATAGAGCGGCTTTCCCAAAGAAACGAAGTGTCACAAAACCTTGTGACACTTCTGTGACACTTGCGCCACTTCACCCCAAAATCTATCAACTTTCTGATAGATGAATTAAATAGGCCACTCTTACCAGCTTGTTTCTTCTCCCTCCAAAAAAAATGACCAACAAGAAAAATGGTCTTGTCTCTTCTCCACTATGATAAATTATTCACAAACGCCTGGAAAAACTCGGGGTGAAATGAAAAAAAGCCCTTGCTTTTGAGAGGAAAAATAAAGCCCCCTGGTTGAAAAATTGCGCGGGGCGGGGTAGAATTAGGGTATGAAGATTGAAAACTGGCCTCTGGAACGAATCAAACCGTATCCCAAAAACGCCAAGAAACACAACGACGCCGCGATTCTGGCAAGCCTCCGCGACTTCAAACCGGACCAGCCCATAGTTGTGGACGGCAAAGGCGTCATAATTAAGGGGCATGGCCGATTAAAGGCCGCGCAAAGCCTGGGGATGAAAGAATTCCCCGTCATGGTTCGGGACGACCTGACGCCTGACCAGGTGAAAGCCGCCAGGATCGCCGACAACTCTTGCCAAGTCGCCGATTGGGACATGGAATTATTGAAAAACGAAATCGCCGATTTGCCTGATATTGATTTCGGAGAATATGGGCTGGACGTTGCTGATTTGAAGCCGTCGGGCACGGAAGGGAAAACGGACCCTGATGAAGTCCCCGAGACACCAAAAACGCCGAAGAGCGAAACGGGGAAGATTTATTCTTGTGGGAACCACCGCGTGATGTGCGGGGATTCTTCACTGGCCGAAAATTTCACCCGCGTCTTGCAAAAGGAAGCCCCTGTTTTGATTTTTACCGACCCTCCCTATGGTGTGGCCATCGGGGCAAAGAATCGTATGCTTAATTCCTTCCAAAAGGCTGGAAGGAATTTGACGGACATCGAATCCGACCAGATTCCTGTCGAGGATCTTAAAAAGATGCTCCTTGCCGTTTTCGCTAATGTAAAAAAGTGCATGAGCGAAGACTGTTCCGTCTTCGTCTGTTCGCCTCAAGGCGGTGAGTTGGGGATGATGATGATGATGATGCAAGAATCAGGCTTGACAGTGCGTCACGTCATAAATTGGGTGAAGAATTCGCCGACTTTTTCCATGGGCCGCCTTGATTACGATTATCAGCATGAGCCGATCCTTTTTACCTGGGGGAAGAAACATAAAAAGATCATGAATGGGGGTCACAAAACTTCTGTGTGGGCAGTCGATAAGCCGAGAGCTTGCAAAGAACACCCAACCATGAAGCCGGTTGAGCTTCCCGAAAACGCTATTATGAACCATACCGACCCGAACGACATTGTTTTCGATCCATTCCTCGGAAGCGGAACAACGATGATTGCCGCAGAGAAGGCGGGCCGCATTTGTCGCGGCATGGAAATATCACCCGCCTATATCGACGTGATCAGAAAGCGGTGGGCTGAATTCGTTCATGGTTCCGGGTGCGATTGGGAAGCATTAACGCCCGTATGCGAAGTATAAAAAGTCGCAAAGGCGTTCCAAGAGCCTGTCAGAAGTTCAAGAAGACGGAAGAACAGGCCAAGAAGATAAAAACGCTTGGCGGCTTTGGAATGACCTGGACCCAAATTTCCAAGCTAGAGGGTGTGCCAGAAAGAACGCTTCAGAAACACTATCAAAAAGAATTTGATCTTGGCAAGGCTGAAGCGCTCGGCGCAGTAACAAATACCCTTTTCCGAATGGCCGTGAGCGGGAACAATCCAGCCGCAACATTCTTCTGGTTGAAGTGTCAGGGCCGTTGGAAAGAGGTCCATCACGTCGAAATGAAAACCACGGACGAAACGCCCGTCAAAGACCTTTCAGACAAAGAGCTTTCCAAGATCGTAAAAGAAGATGGCGAAAAATGACCGCCGCAAGGAAGCCGCGCAAGAGCTTTTAAGGCGTCGGGCCGCTCGTTCTAATCTTCTCGATTTCACCCTCTACACGTTCCCAGAATACCGCGCCGGGTGGTTCCATCGGAATCTTGCCTCGACGCTCGACAAGTTCCTTGATGATTGCGTCAATGGCCGCTCTCCGCGCCTCATGGTCATGGCACCCCCGCGCCATGGGAAGAGCGAACAGGTTTCCAGGCGGCTTCCCGCGTATGCCTTCGGGCGTCATCCCGATCTGAAAATAATTTCATGTTCCTATTCGTCCGACCTCTCAAGCCTCATGAATCGGGACGTGCAGAGGATTATAGATTCACCGGAATATCGGATGCTCTTTCCAGGAACCGCGCTTTCCGGCGATAACGTCAGGACCATTTCGGGAAATTATCTCAGGAATTCCGACATTTTTGAAATCGTCGGGCATAGCGGAATGTATCGCTCGTGCGGTGTTGGAGGTGGAATTACAGGAATCGGCGGGAATCTGCTTTCTATCGACGATCCGGTTAAAGACGCTCAGCAAGCTTATTCCGAGACATACCGACAAGCCGCGTGGGAATGGTATCAGACCACCTTCAAAACTCGTGCGGAGAAGGGCGCGGGGATACTTTTGACAATGACCCGCTGGCACACAGATGATCTTGCCGGGCGAATCCTGAAGCAATCAAAGCAGGATGGGGGAAGACCGTGGGATGTAATTTCCTTCCCGGCTATCGCCGAACATGACGAAGAATTCAGGAAGGCCGGTGAAGCCCTGCACGAAGAAAGAAAGCCGCTCGCTGAATTACTCGAAACAAAAAATGAATGCGGCTCATACGTCTGGGCCAGTCTTTACCAGCAAAGGCCATCCCCGGAGTCGGGAAATATCGTCAACCTGAAATGGTTTCAGCGATACAATGTTGGACCTGCAAACATAAAAATGATCGTCCATTCCTGGGACACCGGGACGAAACCGAAGGAGCACAATAACCCTACCGCGGGAGGGGTGTGGGCCATTGCCGACAATGGGTATTATCTGCTCGACGTGATCAGGCGAAGGATTGAATATCCCGACCTCAAAAGAACCGTGATAAGCACGTTTGAAAAGCTCAAGGCGACAGGCGTTTTGATTGAAGATAAGGGATCAGGGCAAAGTTTGATTCAGGATTTGCGGCAATCAACAAACCTTCCCGTCATCGCGATAGAACCATGCGGCGACAAGCTCACGCGCATGATGACGGAAAGCCCGGCCATCGAATCAGGCCGCGTATTCCTTCCCGAAACAGCTCCATGGCTGGTAGACTTCGAGGGCGAACTTTCTTCTTTCCCAAACGGGGCGAACGATGACCAGGTTGACATGGTTTCACAGTTTCTCTGTTGGATTAGAAAAAAATATGTTAAATTAGATTTTAAGGGCACCGGGCAGGTTATCGGGGAATCATCCCTACACGATTATTAGGAGGGCGCATGGCACCGAAGAAAGAGCTATTCAACGAGGTTGTGACTGTCCAGAAAGATCCATTTTTTCAGTCTTTCGATGGGATGCTTAACCCTGATGACTCCACCCTGGAAACTCGTGGGGCCGGAAAATCATATCGGATTTATGATGAGCTTCTCCGAGACTGCCACCTTCAAAGCGAATTCCAAAAGCGGATTCTCGGGCATACCTCGAAAGAGTGGGTTGTTGATCCGTCCTCCGACGATCAGAAAGACATTGACGCCGCTTCTGGCATTACCAAAATCCTGAAAGGGTTCAGGCTCGATGAACTTTCCCAAAACTGCCTTGACGGTGTCCTGAAAGGCTTCTCAATCCCTGAAATAATCTGGGCTGAAAAAGATGGCCAGATCGTCCCGACCAGGTCAAAGCATGTTGACCAGCGGCGATATAAATTCACCGAAACCAATGAGCCGCACTTGCTCACGAAGTCCGATATGTGGAAAGGCCAGCCGCTTCCAGAAAGAAAGTTCATCTATTTCAAATTCGGCGGGAAGAATGATAACCCGTATGGTCTGGGGCTTGGATACGCGCTATTCTGGCCTGTGTTCTTCAAGCGCAAGGGCGTGGCCTCGTGGAATGTTTTCTGTGAAAGATTCGGGATGCCTGCCATCAAAGGAACGTATCCGGCTGGCTCGGGGCAAACAGAAGTGAACAAGCTCCTTCAAGCGGCACAGGCTGTCAGGGAACAAACGGCGATAGCGATACCTGAAGGGATGCTCCTGGAAATGTGGGAGGCTCAACGGTCGGGATCGGTTGATACCTATGACCGCCTTTGTGCGTGGTGCGATTCTCAGATTTCGAAATGCATTCTGGGTTTTTCGAATGCTTCTGACGCGCTCGGGGGATCGAGGGCCGCAGAAGGCACCAGGACCGACACGACAAGCGAAGTTATCAAGGCCGATGCTGACATGCTTTCCGATATCTTCAATCAAACGCTGATGGTCTGGCTTACCGAATTCAACTTCCCAGGCGCGAAACCTCCGAAGTTCTCGCGAGTGTTTGCGAAAGAGCGGCTTGACTATTCCTCGTCGCTTCGAGATGCCAATCTTGTGCGTATCGGGGTTCCCATCCCGCTTTCGTATTTCTACGAAAAATACAATATCCCGACGCCGAAACCTGACGAGGAAGTCATCAAGATGGACCCGCAGGCGCAAGGGCAAACCCCGACGAACCCGTTCGGCTTCGCCGAAAACCCTGAAGAGGCGACGCTTTCAGACGAAGCCTTGATTGAAAAGGCCGCCATCAAACTTGCGGAATCATCTAGCAAGACGATTGAAAAGCGCCTCCGCCAGGTGATAGCATTGGCCGAATCCACCCGCGACCCTGCCGCGTTCAAGAAAGCACTGAATGGGCTTCACAAATCAGGCGGTGAAGCCGTGAATGATTTCGCCGCAGACATTCAGAAGGCCATTTTCTCAACCAAAATCATGGGCCGCAAAGAAGCTGCCGCCGCGAAGAAATGAACGACGAAGATATCTTTTCCGTTCGTCCTGAAAAGGCAATCGCCTACCTGAAAAAAAAGGGCCTCGCGCCTGCGTTCAGGTGGACCGACCTCTGGAAAGAGGATCACGATACCGCTTTAACCGTTGCCAAGATGATGGATGTGGAGCTGCTTCAGGACGTGAAGGATGCTCTTGTCGACGCCCTCGAAAACGGCGAAACCATGCAGGATTTCACGGACAAGATATACCCGCTCATGGAAGCAAAAGGTTGGATCGGCTGGAAAGAAACGGTTGATCCTGATACCGGGGAAGTCGTCGAAGCAGAGCTTGGAACGCCGCGCCGGGTTGAATTGATTTTCCGTCAAAACATGGGTGTTGCTTACGAGAAAGGCCGATGGGAAGAGGCGCAGGAAACGAAAGAAGAGTTTCCCATGATGCGATATGTGGCGACCCAGGACATGAGGACGAGGGACGAACACGCGGCATGGGATGGGATCACATTGCCTATTGATCATGAGTTTTGGAAGACTCACGCCCCTAAAAACGGATGGAATTGCCGCTGTTCCGTGATCCAACTCACAAAAGAAGATTCGCAAAAACTTGGCGGAGTAAAACCGGCACCCAAAATAACTTATTACGAAGCAACAAATCCTAGAACCGGGAAAACGGAACAAGTGCCAGATGGAATAGATTTCGGTTGGGACTACAACCCCGGCACCGCTTCCGACGCTCGCCTTGAAAAAGACCTGAAAGAACGTGAAGCGGAATTCTATGCAGATTAAATTCAAGATCAACCGCGCCCAATTCAGGGCCAAACTGGACAAGATTATTGACAAAATGGCCCACACTGAAAGGGTATTGCAAAACATCGGAAAGCAAATGGAAAAGTCCATCCGCTCAAACTTTATCAGGCAGTCATCACCGGATGGCCAGAAATGGCGGCAGTCGGTTCGCGCTCGCCTGCAAGGTGGTCAGACGTTGGTTGATACCGGAAGGCTTCGAGATTCAATCTTTTCAATCACAACCGGACCAACAACTATTTTCACCGGGACAAACGTAAAATATGCAAGGCTCATGCAGTTGGGCGGGATCGTGAAGCCGACAAACGCAAAGTTTCTCCGGTGGAAGAATCCGCTTTATGATGATGTTCGCAAGGGCGGGATCGGAAAGAGGACGGCCAAGGGTCTTGGCCTGAATGAGTTTATTTTCGCAAAGCAAGTCAACATCCCCCCGCGCCCATTCATCGGCTTCCGCGACCCGGAAGACTTTGAGGCCATCAAGGGGATAATCTCAAGATGGCTGGGGCTAAAATAAAAGATCCCGGCTTACCCGGGTGGCACTTCCCTGATCTTTCACGATGAGCCTGATATCGGGCTATCGCTACTCCTTCTAAGCGCGAGAAGAGCGCCTTAATGAGATCATATCACGCCTCTGATATTTTCTGCAAGTGAAAAGGTCCAGACATTTCTGCCTGGACCTTGGCCTCCCGGAACCATCCGGTTATCTGCCGAAGCAGATAGGGGGATTCGAACCCGCCTTTCTCTCACCGAATCACGGCCAGCGTCGTGGAGTTGAACCACGCTTCATGTGTGGGCGCGGGACTCGAACCCGACATGCTGAGTCACAATCAGCCGCTCTACCAATTGAGCTACACCCACAGCGAACTATTTTCTACTGAGAAAAAGAAGGCATGTTATCGCCAACCACGTCCCGGTAATGGTTCCAAAGTTAGCAAATAGACAATAAAAAAGCCCGGCTAACCAAAAAACGAAACCTAGAATTTTCACAGCAAAAAAACCTCTTCCTTCCCATCGAGACAAACCAGCTTCCTGAATTCTTCCCGAAGTTCGGCTTCTTTTTCGGCTGAAAGAAAAACGCTATTCATTCCTTTGGGACATGACATGGATTCCACGACGCCGAACATCTGGCAAACGAAAGGCCGCCTGTCGCGAACGGAACAGCCTTCCTTTGAAACGTGCGGGCATGGGTGAATCATGTCTGGGCCGTGTGCCCGTTGAGTGGTCGGAGGAAGCAATGAAAGCTCATACCGGCTTGCCGTCGCACCTTTACAACAGGCATGGCAGCCAGGGATACAGACCATGCCGGGGATCTTCCGATAGAGCTTTTGGTATCTTCGCGCTAGGCTCATTTCTTTTTTGTCTCCCGGTCCTCAAATGCTTTCAGGTCAGACGGGCGAACCCCCCAGGACGCGAGGCCACGCTTGAAGCCCTTGATCTTACCATCGCGCAAAAGTCTCCTGATGTGGACCTCAGACAAGCAAAGCCTGTCGGCAACCTCGTTCACCGTTAGCGGTTTCTCGGCCATCACATACCCTCCCGTATCAGATACTAACAATGTATCACAACCCGCTCCAACTGAGCAATAGGTATTGTTTTATTTTTCCCAATGCCTGATTATTAAACTGACCATTAAAAAATTGGAGGGTTTCAAAATGCGAACTTTTCTCAGATATGCCCTGAATGCTTTCATCTTCGCTTTCATCGTGGCCTTTGCCGCTTATGCCATCCCGCTTCACACCGCATGGCCTACCGGCTCTCTGGTGGTTTCGCCTGCTTACCCTCTGCCAGTCATGGATACGGCGCTCGTCACCGGGTATATCGGGTCTCAGACCATAGTGGCCACCATTTCCAGCGCGACCAAAATTGGAACCCTTACCGACCTCACTCGCGAGATTGAAATCTTTGCCGTTGGTGATGCCGTGAATGTCGGTGGGGCTGGTCTGGCTTCAACCAACGAGGAATTTATTGCAACCAACACCTCAAAAACCTTTCGCGTTGCCACCACGA